CTTCCTGTTGAATTTATAAACTTTCTAGCACCTTCGTAAGGGGCAACTACAACAGTATCATACAACCAATTATTTTCTTTACCTTCAGGTACAACATTATTTTGTTTTATTGGTTGAGCTGATTGGGTTGGTTGTCTTTGATTAAATTGTTCTAATAATTCTTTTTCTTCTTGTGACCCAATAAAATCTTCTTCTACCTCAATGTATTTACCATTAGGTAGTTCATATCTTTGTACCATATATTATTTATTTTCTTTATTAAAATTTGGGTCAAATGCTTTTCTTACCAAACCTGTAATAGGATTTTTCATTACTTCTAATGCTTCTTTTTCATTTTTAATTTCTTGAGCTTTTTTAGCTTCAGCAGGACTTTTATATTTATTTTTTTCTTTTTGTTTTAAATCATAAAGTTTTTGAATTTCATCATCTTTAAGATTTTTATTTTGCTCTTTTAATTTTTGTTTAGCTAATTCTTCTTGCTGTCTTTTTTGTTCAATAGCATTATCAATGTTTTGAACTATATTACCTTGTCCACCTCTTGTAGTTTCATTAGTTTTACCAAATAAATTATCATTATCTCTTACACTTCTATAATTTTTAACTAATTCCATATATTTTTTTTCTATGGCATCATCTAAATCAGATTGTGTTTTGTAATTAAGTCTATTGTCTCTGTACCAAGCTCTTAATTTTCTAGTTACATAAGTAGTAAAATCAGAAGCATCTAAAGCTGAACCACCACCTTTTTCAGAAGAAATAATTTTAGATATTCTAGCTAAATCACCTCTAACAAAACTATTTTGCAAAACTTCGTCATATTTGCCTGATTGTGCATCAGCAATATATTCACCAATATATTTATTTTTAGTATCGTTTCTTATATTACCTATTTTAAATTGTTCTCTTGTATATTCGTATGCTTCAGCAGTTTTCCCATCAGTTATTAATTCGTCTATTTTTCTTAATACTGCTGAATTATCAGTGTTACCTCTATCAAACTGTAAATCTTTTAAAAAATCAGTAGCTCCTTGTTTTTCTGAACCTGTTCTTTTTGGGTCATTTAACCAAGCAGTTACATCAAAATCAGGATTTTCTCTAACTTTTTGAGTTAAAAAATTATATGTATTTAATTGTTCTTGTTCTCTACGACCTTTAGTTAATTGATTATATTTACTAGTTCTTTCAGCAGATTTATCAACTAAAGCATCAAATAATCTGTCTTTTTCTAACTTAATTCTACCAATATTTTGAATACTGTCTGTACCACCTAATAATTTTTCTGGTAATTCAATTACAATCTTTTTAGCTAATTCAAAATCACTTGTTGACATTGCCCAGTCTTTTATACCTTCAAAAACAATATCAATAGTTTCTCTACCATCTCCATTCAAATCAATTATGTCAGCTATTGATTTATTCATTTCATCTGCCATCAAGTTATATTTATTGTAACCTGCATCAGTTCCAGAAAAAACATTATTTTCGAGATTTTTATATTTTTCTATAATCCCACCAATTTGAGATTTTACTCTGTCTTTAAATTTTTCTTTAAATATTGTTAATTGAGCTGACCTATGATTATTTTCAAATTGATTTCTAAATGCAGAAGTTTCTTTAAAAAATCCTTTTTCTAAGTCAAGAGGATTAAAAGCTCCTAATTCTTTTTGTTTAATAAATTTTCCTAATTCATTTTTATAAAAATTATCAAAAGAATTAGGTCTTATATCCTCTACTAATTTTTGGTCTTGATATGCTTTGTTTAATTGTGAACTAAATTCAGAAGCATAAGAATTTAAAGTAAGCTCTTTATATTTTTCTAAATAATATGGATTAGCTGTTACATCTATTTGACCAGCTTTTATAGCATCTTTAAATGCTAATTTATTTTGTAAGTAATCTTGTTGAGCTTGTGCAGAATTAATTTTTTTATCTTCTGCTTCACTTTCAAGAACAGCTTTTGTTCCACCACTGTTAATAAAATTATCAAGTGCAGAAGTAAATTCTTTAAGACCTGCAATCTCTGGTTCTTTCTGTTGTGGATAAAATAAATTAAAATCTCTAGAAGCAACTTCAGGTAATTCAGGAGTTAAATTTAAACCTATAGGAGTTCTTGATGATTTTTTAGCCACGTAAACCTTCTACTTCTTGTCTATTTCTATTTTTTTGTCTATTTGTTTGAAGACCTCTGTTAGCTTTTTCAGCTTCTAATCCATAATAAGTATTAGCAACATTTAAAACTCCTGTTGCAAAAGCAAGTTCAGGGTTTGGTGGTGTTACATAAGTGCTTTGACTTTCTTGACCAAATTGAATTGCTTCTAAATTTCTTCTATATTGAGATACATTTATTCCTAAATTATTAGTTAATGAATTATCATAATTACCTTTAACTCTATAAAAATCTGCCATTAGTGCATTTGTAGAACCACTCATTGCAAGACCCCCAGCATCACCAGCTTGTGCTATAAATTGAGCTTGTGCAGACCTAGTTTTTTTACTTGCTTCAAATCCTTTTTGAGCTGTTTGGTCAGCAATTTGTCTTATTTTTAAACTTTCAGAAGCATAACGATTTATTGCATTTCTTTGAGCTAATTCGTTTTGTCTTTGTTGAGCTTGTTGTTGAGCTTTTTGTTGAGCTACTGTGTTTTGATATTGAATACCTGCTGAAGCTATTGAAGCAATCGTCAATGCTGTTGTTGGTTCTATGCACATATTTTTATAATTTCATAAAAAGGTTGATTTAATACTCCATAATTTACTTTTCTTAAAAATTTAAACCCACACCATTTTAACCATTTGATATGAAGTTCATTTCTGCAATCAACATAATTCCAAAGAATTTTATGTTTGTTTGCTAAAAAATTTACTAGTTCTCTACACTGTTTTAAAAAAGGTTTTTCAACTTCTTTTAAACCTTCTGTAGCCATCAACCAAATTGAAGAATTATTTTTATTAACTCCAAATATTGCTAATGGAATATTTTTTGAATTTACAATTGTAAAACAAGCAGTAGAATTTTTATAACTAAAATGTAATCCTGCGTATGGAGTTATTCCTAATGCACTTAGAATTTCTCTTTTATCTTCAAATCTTAATCTTGGTGCTAAATATTCTATATCTTTAATATTACTTAATCTTAAATGATTATATCCTTGTTGATGGACTGACATAATAACCATTCCAAGAAGCATTAATAAAGTTAGAAGGTAAATGACTGTCGTTACTTATTGTAACTGTAAATTTATCATTTTCTGATTGAATAGAAAATTCGTAATCACCATCTTCTAAATTAACTACTCCTAATAATCCTGTACCAGTAATTGTTCCTGTAAATGTTGTTGTTGAATTACTTCTTCCAACAGGTTGAACTAATGTTGTAAAATAAGCTGTATCATTAAAAGAAATTGACCAACTTCTAATTTGCAATCTTCCTTCTTTAACTGAAATTTTTGCACCTGCTGTATCTTGGTCTTGCATAAATTGTTGTGAGAAAGTAAATGTAAAATTATAAACTTCTCCAATAAATAAATTTGTAGTTGTAACATCTCCTGTTACTACAATAGTTGTTCCATTAGTTGTTTGACTTACAATATTTATTTCTCTACCTGCAACACCTGAAGCACCACTTCTTACTACAACAGACATTGTATTTTTAATTGCGTATGGAATTGTAATAGTAGTTTGGTCTGTTCCTGCATTATAACTTCTAGATACACCTGTAGAATTTTCCTGAATTTTTCTATCTAGATAAGTAAGATATGAAGCTCCTGTATCTGTTAAATTTGGAGATATATCTATTGTTTCTATAAATACGTCTGTGCCTCTTTGAATGACTAAATATAAAGTATTTTCAATAAAATCTGCATTTAAAATATTTGTATTTGCAGTAGTTCCTATTGTCCATTTATGCCAAGCACTTTGTAATCTTTTATTTCCTGATACGTAATATTGATAAATATACATTGCGTTTACTTCATCAGAAGTAATTGCAACAACTATATTTTCATTAGTAGCAGTTGTTATTTTAAATACGTTTTTAGGTATAAATTTAGGAACATTAGCAGTTATATCTTCTGCTTGTTTTACATCTGTATCTGAAGATATAAAATATTCTCTAAATCCAACATAATTACCTTTTGGAAATCCAAAGATAACATTTGAACCAGCATTGATAGGTTTTATATTTCTATCGTTTTCAAATTCTGTAGTTACATTTATTGCAACATTTGAAGGAGTTAATACGTTTGCTCCTGTTAATATAAATTGTGTTTGGTCTGATAATAATAAAAGTTCTTCATCAAACGATATTGCGTGTCTTAATATAGAAACTTTAGAATGAGTTGATGCAACATCTATTGGGTCAGTATCTAAAACTTGTGTAACTGTCTCTGGGAAAAAATCAAAAAATTCTCCACTTCTAGACATAACAATGTTTTCATCAGATAAAAAACCTAATCTATTTCTATGAAAAAATATTTCATTAATTTTTCTACCAATAAAACTTGGGTCTGGTGCAGAAGTTGTATCACCTGCAACACGATTACCATAAGCAGGTACATCATAAGTAGTTCCTGAAATAGTATATTGGCTATCATCACATTGGGTAAATCTAAAATTTCCATCAGCAGTTCTAATTAGAACGTGAGGCATTTTAGTTTCATCTATTTCAATAACAGTATTAGGAGCAACTGTTTCTTCCCAAACACCATCACCACCAGAGCTTTCAATAAATTTTACATAATAATTATCAAATTTATTTGTAGCATCACCTGTCACTTCAACTACCATATTATTTATTGCAGGAAGTGGTAGGTCGCTAAAATTTGTCACTGTATCTTTAATTACTTGTGATGCTTCATCTCCATAACTATCTGAAGCAGACACGTTTAATGTCCCAGCAGATTTAATTATTGAAAAAGAAGAATTACCAATATTTGCAAAAGTAAATCCTGCTGGACTTCCTATTGCATTTCTTAAATTATCTCTAACTTGTTCTGTAGTTACTACTCCTGAACTTGCAAGTGTAGTATTATGAGTTGTTCCATCTATTGTAATAGAGTATTTAATTCCATTAATTGCTTGAGTACAAGTGTAAACAGCTTGTTGTATTTTAGCAGGACTTGTCGTTGCAGACATTGTTGCTGTAATTGTTTTATTTAAAACAAAAGTAAAATCAGCAATAGAAGTACAAGAAATCTCTGTTTTAGGATTTGCTGAAGTTAAATAAGCAGTAGCTCCAGCTTGTGAAACAACTGTTTTTTCAGTACCACTTGTATCAAAAACTCTTATAGAACCATTAGTAATAACAACAATATATCGTTCAGTTAAATCTCTATTAATTGTATGAACATACGCATTAGTTAATGCTGTAGTTGAAATTTTCTTAATATGATTTGTTGGTGGTCTTTTTTTCAAACCTTCAACAACACTAGAAAATCCATTTAATTGAGTACTAAATTGAGAAGATAATCTTAATACTTCAGGTTGCTGTGATACACCTTGCACCAAGTTAGGAATAGTTTTGCTAACTAGTGCCATTTTAATAAACTACGTTAGTTCTGCTTATTGTGTATGCACCTAGTTGATTATCAAAAATCGTATAATCACCAGTTGATGCTTCAGCTTGTTTAAGTACAATTAAACTTCTTGCTTCATCTTCTTGTGAATATTTATGAAGTGTAGTTGCACCCAAAGTTCTATCGTGAAACACTCTAGCACTTCTTATAGTTATGTATCTTTTTGCCTGTTCAGGAATATCATCAAATTGTAAAAGATAAACTATTGTAACATCTTCAAAATTTATATCAAAAATATTTGTATTTTTTGCAAGATTATAAATAAAATTATTTCTTTGAACTATATCATAAGATGACTTTGAATATTTATTTGGGTCTAATTCAACTCTTAAAACATTTGAAGCTAGAGGTATTTGATTACTATTATTTCTAGTTAATGTATCTTTGTAATGAGTATTAAAATGCCAACCTTGTGATTGAACTTCTCTATTAATTTCATTTAAAACATTTCTAGCCATTGTTCCATCAACAGGAAGACTTCCACTTAAACTATTTAATGGAGCTTCACCAACTGTAGAAAGAATTGTATTAACAGCTTCTAATTCGGTTGTGCGAGTTGTGATTGTCATAGTAAATTTTGTAGGGGGAGAAATTAATCTCCCCCATTACTAACTTAATAATTAATTAAGCAGTTAATTGAATAACCGCAGAACTTTCAGGTCTTAAGAAATTTGACCCACAAGCCATTCTAGCAGTCATTAATGTTCCAATTCTTCTTGGGTCGTAAGTACTTTCAAGAACTAAGTCTTTAAGTTTTACTGTTCCCACTGCTGATTTATGGAATATAACAGCTTGAACATTGGCAAAGTTTCCAATGTACGTGTTATTTTGTCCAGCAGTTGAAGCACCAGATTGGTCAGTAAATGATTGAACCGCAGTATTAGATTTTACTAGCGGAACTCCACCAATAGAGGTTATAGAACCTTTTGACCTGTCACCAGCATTAGCAGAAAAATCTCTAGACAATAAACTATCTAAATTTAATAACTGATAATATTGGTCTGGTTTTACTACAATGTATCTGTCAGAAGATGGTACGTCTTTTTCATCAAGACTTTGTATTGCTTCAAAAATACTATCTTTCAATGAAGTAGCATTACTGTCTGCATCGGCATCTACAATTTTAGTACCAACATTTCCACCAGTTACGTTCGCAGTAGTTGTTCTTGCACCAATAACTACAAGGTTTAATAGATTTTTATCTAAAACTTTGGCAAGTGCTTGACCCATTTCACGACTGTATATTGAACGTACATCGTAGTGGTTTTTTAGCTCATCAATTTCACCAATGAAAGCTGAAGCTAAAAGCATATCATCAATGTTTATTATTTTCTCATTCTTATTTACTGAAGAACCAAGTATCTCGTTACCTACAGTATGATAAGAAGAAGCTATTGTTCCTGTTACAGGAAACTGTGCTGACTTTCCGTTAGTAATACTTCTAACTGTAGTCATATTCAGCATTAAATTTTCACGTTCAAAAGCTGATAAAACTTCACCAGAAAATACTTTAAGAAAGAGAGCATTTGCATCACCCGCCGAGTTTATCTGACCCAGACGTGATGGCGTTGCGTTTGACATTTTATATGTCTCCTTTTTATTGTTGGTTTGTTTTTATTGTTTTCAGCTAATGTACTTTCCTATTCAGAGAGTTATCTGACGTATCAGGCAATCTTTTTGAATTTTCATTAGGTCACCTCTCTAGAGAGAGATGGTGATTTTTTTTACTTCTTGGAAAATATATCTAAAGTTGGCTTAAGTCCATAAATTGCACCAAAGATACCAATGATTAACCATTGATACCATGTAGGAAATTTACCAAAGTAATCAAAGAATAAATCAAGTTTACTTTTAATTAATGGGTCATCAGTAAAAATAGCATAGGATAAAATAACTATAGGTATGCAAACGACTATCAAGACTACCTCATCTTTCCACCCAGATTGTTGGTCTACATATACATCTCTTTGATATTCTATTTCTCCTTTAGCCATTCTTTCATAATATCTACGTTCGGCTTCACTTTCTAATAATTCTGATTGCTTATGATTTTTATAAATCTCAGCACCAGTTTTAAGAACTGTTGGTATTATATTCCACCACATTATTTTTTAGACCTATTTTTAGATTTAGACATTATTCGTAAATTGCCTAAAGAGTTGTTGCTTGGGTTGCCATCTTTATGGTCTACGTCTTTACCTTTAACAGCACTAATACCCAATTTTTTAATCATAAGATTTCTCGCTATTCTTCTTTTTTGCCTATTGTTTCTGTCTTCTTTAGAACGAATTGCATATTCTCTTTTATAACTACGCATTAAAGAATTGTAGATTTAGCTAGTCTATCTGTTACTTCTTTTCTATAAGCTGGGTCTTTTTCATATCTTGGGTCATTCATAGCTTGAGTAACTTGTGCAATTGACCTAAAGGCATCTGAAGAAAATACATCACTATCTCCTTCAAAAAGCTCTTGTCTTTGAAAATTAGATTTGTTCATTCCAGCAGTAGCCATCAAACCTCTAACTGCAAGTTTCATCTGTGCCATTGAACCACTTTCAATTATTTCATTATAACTTTGAACTTCTTCATCAGATAAATTTTCTGAAGCCCAATTAATAAGTTCTGCATATTTATCTTGTGAACCTACTTCTTGATAAACTTCTTTTTGGTAATTATCAGAAAGTGCTTTTTGACCTTCAATATAACCATCAACAATTTCTTTATTTAAACCTAATTTAGCAAGTTCTTGATATGAATTATCTGATAGCATACCATTATCTGCATATTCTTGATTAAATCTATCTAATACATTTTCTTCTAATTTTACTTGTTCAGAATTATTTTTTGTTTGTTCTTTAGCAGATTTAACATTTGCTGAGAATTTCTTTTCTAGTTCTGAATATGCTTTTGCTAATTCTTCTGCTGATTTAAATTTTTCAGGAAGCCATTCAGGTTTTTGTTCTGTACTTTCAGTTAAATTTTTTGGTTGAGAAATTACAGCTTGTGTTCCTGAATTTGTAGATATAACTTCTGCTCCTACATTTACATTTGCAATACCTAAATCTTTAGCAGATTGTTCTAAAGATATTTCCTTATTGTCTGGTTGTACTTCTATACGTTGTGTGTTCATATTTTTTCCTATTGTTGATTAGTTGCTTGTTTAACAGCATCAACTAATCCTTGTGGATTTTCAGAATTTGCTTCTCCCATTGCTAGAGCAATTCTAGGGTCTGCTAGTGATTTTGTAGCAAACTGTTGTAATTGTTGTTGCTGTGTTTCTTGTTGGATTTGTTCTGCTGGTTTAATTAATCCTGCTGTATCAACACCATTTGCTACTGCAAACTTTTTGATTGCATCATCAAGATTAATGTATTGAGCTAGAACATTTGCTCCTAAAGTTGAAGCAAGGTCAGACATAAATTGAAGTAATCTTATTCTATCTGAACTTCTTCCTAGTGCTTCCAATCCAACTATTATTTTTGGCTTCACTATATCTTTAGGTAATTCTGGTAATAAATTAGCTTCCTTAAGCATTGATATTTTTGCTTTTAAATATGGAAGTTGAAATTCTGCTGTTAGCAATCCATAAACACCGCCAAGAGCATCTTGTAATTCATTTGCTATTAAAGATATTTCTGTAGCTGTAACTCTTTCAGCTTGTCTTTGTACTGAAGAATTTAAAAGAAATGCAAATTGTAATCTTGCTTCAATTTTATTTATTGTATCTAATGCAACTTTAAAATCTGCAAATTTTCCCATTTGTAAAACTGTTACATCTGCCGAATTACCTTCAATAATTGCACCATTATTAGCTCTGGCAACAGAGGAAACTCTAGTTGAACCATTTGGAGCAACCATAAATAAACATTTAGCTGAAGCTGTAGAACCTTCTAAAATAGCTCTTGTTAAACCTTCTAGTGATTTTAAGTCTCCAAGATATGCTTCTACTAATCCTCTACCATAATCTTGACCATCAACCCTGTTGAAACGTAAAGCAAGAAAAGGAAGCTCATCTAATTTATATTCTTTTTTTAAAATTTGTTTTTTAGCAACTTCTTGAATAAGACAATATTTATCTATTTCTCTATAAATATAAGTAAATAAATTTAAGTTTTTTTGTTCCTCGTCATATTTTTTTGTAATTAATTTTGCAAGTTCAGGTGGAAGAGAAGTTGGACTTATACTTTCTTTAATAATTATTTTTAAAACTTCACCTTGAGGATTTCTTTTAACTACATAATTTTCTAAACGATAAACTCTTAATCCTTTGTCAGTAAGACGTAATAAACAATTACCACCAACAATTAACTGTTTAAGAGCTTCATAAACATTAACTCTATCTGAAGTAGCTTCAATGTTATCCATTATAGCTTTTTCAATTTGAGCTAAACCTTGTTCTATAGTTTCTTTTTGTTGTGGGTCTTGTTGTAGTTTTTTATAAACTAAATCATCTATTCCTAATCGGAAGAATGGTGATTGTGGGGGAAATAAAGCTAACATTAGCTTTGACGATAAGTTCATAACGCCTCTTGAACCTACTGATTGGTGTGGCGTTGGAAAATTTGTACTTTCGTTTGAACCTTTTGGTGGGAATAAATGAGGTATAGTTAGTTCTGCACTATCTCTTGCTCTTTCTATAAATACTTCTCTATTAATTTCTAGCTTTGTATATTCACTCTCAATTTTAGATTTTTCTGAATTGACTTTATCCGATAACGTATATCTTTCCAAATTTAAACTTATTAGCTAGTTGGATAGTTTAAGCCACTGCCTTCTGAAGTAAGAGGTATTCTTAAAGAACCTCTGCCTAATCTAATTCTTGATTTATTAGATGCAGTTTGTCCTGCTTCTGAACTTTCTCCAGCTACTTGCGGTGACATTTGTTTTTTACCTGTTACACCTTGAGTTACTGCTGGTGGTGTTGGTGGTAAAGGTTCTGGTGCTGGTGGCGGACTTGGGGTTTTAGGTGAAGAAATACACATAAAATTAATTTTCCTGTTGAATGTTAAATTGATTGATTAAATGATTTACTACTGACCTCTGACCTGATTTATAGTAAATTTCTTTTTCACTATCTTTTAAATCTGGACATTTGTCTGGGAATAGATTATCTAAATACTTTATTAATTCTTGTTTAATAATAGGTGTTCTTAATTTATCTGACATTGTCTACTCCTAAAGTGCAACCAATTAAATTTTTATTGAGATAATTCACCTGCAATAGCCGAATAACCACAAGCATCTACATAATCATCTAAATTATGTTCACCTGCCTTAGTCCTAGCTAACTTTAACAAAACCATTAGAATAGCAACGTCTTTAGGTGTTATTTTCATTTCTAAATAAGCACTCCAAAGTAAAGCTATATTTTTATGGTTAGTTAATTTCTCTCCATGAGTTTTATCTCTATCACCATTAACTAGCTTTTCTGCTTGTTGCAGAATTTGTGAAGTCTTCATATCTATAATTAAAAAGTTTAGGTTTCTTTGTTTTAAAATTATATTCGCCATGTCTTAATATTCTTGCTAATCTTGCTTGGTGGTATGCGTCTTCAGGCAAATATTTATTTCTTAAAAATTCATTAATTACAGCTTCCCATAGCTCATCTATATTTTTCTTATCTAATAAAACTCTAGATGCTTTTACAACTCCAACACCTACACAACCTTTATATCCATCAGCTTGGTCGCCAACTAAAACTTGAGTACAAAAATTATAATCAGCTTTGTTACCATCTACATATTCAATACTGTCATCTATTATAAAACAATGCCAACCTGATATTGTTCGCATATCTTTATCACCAGATACTATGACACTTTTGTTTTTATATTCTCCTGTAGCTAATAAACCAATTACATCATCTCCTTCTAAATTAGGATAACTTTTAGTTTTGTAATTTTTAGCAATCCATTTCTTTAATTCAGTATAACAAACAGGTTTTCTAATAGCTTTTCTATAAGATTTATAAGAACTATCTAATTGCTTTCTAAAATTATTTTTATCTGAAAAACAAATTAAAACATCGTTAGAATTAGTATGTTTTAAATAAAATTCTATTGATTGAAACCATAATTGTTTAACACTTCTAAAATCACAATGTAATGTCCAAACATCATTACCCCAATCAGTTGGAACTTCTTGTGATGAAGATATTTTATAGGAAAGTAAATCTCCATCTACTAACATTATTTTATTTTTGTTAGCATAGAAATCATTCATATTTTTCATTTTTTTTCTCCATTAATTAAAATCATTTCAACAATACAATTTGTTGGTAAAACATTTCTGTCTCCAAAAGAGGTAATTCTAAAATGCTCATCAACTGAATAAGATGCAAAAGTTTTTACAAACTTCTTGTTTTTAGAAAAAACGTAACCTTCAATTACACAATGGTCAGGACAGAATTTTTCAAATTCTTTTTCATCACACCAACCTGTATCTCCTGTTGGGTCAATAAAAACTATTTTATATTTTTTATATAATTCAATCTTGTCTAATTGTTTTTTATTCATCTTTTTTTGTTTTGATTTTTCTTGTGATAATTTAGCAATTTATTTAAACAAACATTTAAATGTTTAATCTCATCATTCATTCTGTATATTATGTCTTTACATTCACATTCAGGTTTAACTACGTTAGTAACGTGAGCTTTTTGTTTGTAAAAAAAATCTTTGTTTGTCATTTTTTTTCTCCGAATTGTTTTATTTGAATGTAAAAATCTATGAGGTCTTTTGCTGGAATTATGTAACCTACTGAAGTGTGATTATCTCCACCCCTTTTAAGAGGATAACCAACTACAAATTTTTTAAGTAAATTTAATGGAATACCAATAAATATTTGTTCTTTTCTTTTTACTACTTGTAGGAAAAATACCCAATATCTAGCAGTGCTTACAGAAATACCAGAAGGTTTCTGTCTGCTTTCTATTTCAACAAATATATTAGAAGTTTTATACCAAAGTCTATCAGCTTTAACTTCAACTGTACCTTCTATTATTTTTTGAAATTCGTTTTCATACTTTTGACCAAATGCCAAGTCCAAATCAAACTTGTTAGTGCGTTTCAGACCAATTACTGCCTACTTTAATTTCACCAGTCAAAGGACATCTAAAATTAAAATGTTTTCTTGTTAATTCAAAAGTTAATGATGCAATAGATTTAAAATGTTCTATTTTTTCTTTAACAACATAAAACTGCATTTCATCATGGATATGAAGTACCATTGCGTAATCCTTACCCCATACAAAACTATTACAAGCTAGATTATCATTAAGAATAATTGTTCCTTGTTTAACAAGTAAAGCTCCCGCAGATTGTATTAAAGTATTTAGTGTAGAGTAATCTGCTCTACATATTAATTTTCTACCATCTATACCTTTTAAATAACCAATACTTTTAAATTTATTTCTAACTGATTGATTAAGAAGTTTTAATGATGGTAATGCTTCTTCAAATTTTTCTCTGACTAATTTTGCTTCGTTGTCAGACGTTCCAATAATTTCAGCAATTCTTTTATTTCCTGCACCATAAATGTAAGCATATATAAAAGTTTTAGCTTGAGAACGTGAGGATAGTCCGAGAATTTGTTGATTGGTGGAATGTATATCTGCTTCAAGTAATTCTTTTTGAAAAGCACCATTGTCATAATTATATAAGTAATGAGAAAGGACACGAAGCTCAAGCCCAGAAAAATCAATACCACACATAACCATACTGGAAGGAGCAACAAAAAGCTGACGAAATTCAGTACCATATAAACTATCTTTGCTTGGTACTTGTGCAAGGTTAGGACTGTGGTGTGTGCATCTTCCTGTGACTGCTCCATTTTCGATAACTTTTCCATAAATTTTTCCATTAGATATTGATTTTAATAATGATTGGTCTCCTTCGGCTAATTGTGAAATTCGTTTTTGAACTAAAAAATGTTCTGCTAAAACTTTAGCAATTGGATATTTAAGCTCTGATAAAATCTTTTCGTTTATCTCTGGCTTACCTGTTGCTGTAAATTGTGTAGGTTTCCAACCAAATAAAACTTGAAGTCTATTAGCTATATGTTCTCTAGAATTTGGATTAAATACTTCTGTAACGTACCTTTTAATAGGCACACCTTTTTTATAACCTAATTTTGCATTATTTCTTTTAGGTCTAAATATACTGTCTAATCTTTCCCAATTTGGGAAGACCGAAGCTAGTTGTTTTTCTAGCTCCAGTCTTCTTATTAGCAAGGACTGATATAGCTTCTCAAGAGAAGTCACATCTATCAGAACCCCATATTCTTCTTGTTTTTTTATCCAGTAAGCAAATTTATGCTCTAGTTCTATTGCTTGTTTAGAATAATTTACGTTCTCAATTAATTTATAAAGTTTGTAAGTTATCTCTACATCTCTCTCACAATAAGTTTGCATTTCTTCAGACCACTCATCAAACTGTTGTTTATCTTTAAAATCATCTTTTAATAAACCAAGTCTAAAACCATAACTTTCAAGAGAATGTTTTCCTATAAATTTAGGTGGTACATTATTAGCTTTACAATCTTCTTCAATCCTGTTTGTCCAAATTAGTCTAGCAAGAAGTAATGTATCAACAATGTTTCCATTATATTGAAATCCATAAACTTTTTCTAAAGCAGGTAGGTCAAATTTTAAAACATTATGACCAATTAAAGTATCTGCTTTCTTTAATAATTCTAAACCTTCATTTAAATTTTTAGGATTATAAGAATATACTTTTTGAGTATTTATATCTTTGCAAACAATACAATGAATTTTATTTAGCTTATCTACAAAGCCATTAGTTTCTACATCTACAATTAGTTTCATATTAATTAATTTTTGTAACAACCAGTAAGAAAGATTACTTCATTGTTATAAGTTGATTTATTTTTAGTGAATTGTTCTATTGCATCAGTACAGGACTGATTAGATTGTAATTTAAATGTATATGTTTGGTGACTAGTTGTTACGAAAAAAAATATTTAGCTAAAGAAAATTGTTTAGAGACAATATAAACAAAAGCTATTAAACAAATTAATAAAATAAAACTTTTAATATAATTTTTTATTTTAGTACGGTTATCAATACTTCTTTGAACTTGGTCTCTAAAACTTTTTAAAATAAAATTATCCATTAATGTATTACCGATATTGTTATTTTTTCTGTTGAAGGAATAAATGTTGAAATATTTTTAAGAGCTTTATTTATTATCTTTTGAGCTTCAACATCTCCGCACATTATAACTGGGAATACATTTTCAAATTTAATTGAATTGTAAATTGCAGTCATAATTGTTTTACAAGTTTCATAAACTATCTGTTGTTGTTTTGTTGATAGTTTAAGATATTCTTCTCTCTCAATGAGATAAGTAAGAATAAATTTTTCTAAAGTTTTGTTATTCATATTGTCCTTCCGATAATCTTCCTGATTGTTTGTTGTAAAATAAGGTTGTTGCAATTCCTGTATCACCAGAAAATCTATTTTTTAAAACTCTTACATTCATAAGATTACTTTCATTTTCTGATTGCTGATTTCTTTCAAAACCAATTACTGCATCTGATAATTGAGCAAGTGAATGAGAACCTCTTAACTGATTTAAAGAAGTAGTGTGACCTTCTTCATGTCCTGTTTTACTGTCAGGTCTTCTTAAATGAGAAACTACAAACATTGCACATTTAAGTTCTTCGACTAAACTTCTTAGTTTAGTCATAGTATTGTCTATTAAACGTCTTTCATCACCTTCTTCTAAACCTGAAATAACTATTGAAATATGGTCTAAAAATATAACTTTGCAGTCCAAACCCTGAACCATATAACGAATACGACTTGTTAAATCTTCGCTGTCGCTAGAGCCAAAGTGGTCGTAAAAACAAATCTTATCTTTTATTTTTTCCCAAGAATTAATTATAGTTTCATGAGGTATTGTTTTTTTAACTAGTGGGTTATGTAGGGGAGCATTAACTGGTATAGAGACAATACCTCTTATACTTCTTTTAACACTTTCTTCTAAAGCAATGTAACCAACCTTAAATCCTTTTTGAATTACATCATAAGCAATTTCTCTACATACTTGAGACTTACCTGTACCTGAACCTGCTGTTAATAATACAAGTTCACCAAACCTTATTCCCAAAAGTTTTTCATTTAAGCCATTCCAAAGATAAGGAATACTTTCAACTTCATCATCATTTAAAAGTAAATCTTTTGTATCAACTCCTAAAATTATTCCTTGTGGTGTGTATTGTTTTGCTCCCCATACTGCATCAATAATTTTATCGCCTTTGTCTTGTTGTAATAATTCATTTGCATCTTTAGCAGAAAGTTTTGCAATTTTTACTTTTTTTACAGGTAATGTATTTGCACATTCAACACTTGCTTGAATACCTGCCTCATCATTATCAAACATTAAAATAATGTTTTCAAATTTTGATAACCACTCTAATTCTTTTTTAATATATTTTTTTGCTGACGAAGCTCCTGAAGGAACAGAAACGACAGGATATTTGTTTTGCCATAATTGAGAAACTGACATTGCATCAATTTCACCTTCAGTAACAATAACCATTCTGCCACCATCTTTCCAATTTTGCTGACCAAATAGTAATGCTGAATTTAAATCCCCTAACCAAATAAAAGATTTGTCTTGAAACCTTAAATGCTGTGCAACTTTTTGATAATTTTTATTAAAGTAATTTGCTATCTGTACTGGTTGACCATTATAAAAACCTTGTTCATAATTAAATATCTTACAAGTTTCTTCATAAATTTTTCTTTTAGGCAATGCTTGTATAGTTCCTTCAATCATATCAGTTGCTTTTGTTTGAATTATTTCTTGTTGAATGTTTGGATACTTTGTAACTTTACAACCAAAACAGTATGTATGATTATCGCTATAAACTGCTAAATTATCTTTTGAACCACAATCAGAACAAGGTGCATGATAAAGAAATTTACTTTCTTCATTATAAAACATCTGCCTTTTTATGTTCTTCTATTTCTTCTTCATCAACAGTACCAAAAGACCATTTATAATTAGGTATGTTTTCTTGTTGTAAATATTTATCTACGTCGAAGTTAGGACAAGTCTTTGTAGGATTGACATGATAATGACCTATTATTCTTGCATCAGGATATTTGATTACCCATTCTGATAATAATTTATGTAAGCTCTCCCATTGTAAAAAGGTAAAATTATCCTCATTTTTATTATCTTCTGACAAACCACCAACTAAACAAACACTAGTGCTTATGTCATTTATTTCTACTGCATGGGCTTGGTGTTCGTCATCTTGTCTGCCCTGTTCTATAGTTCCATCTCTTTTAATAACTCTTGCATAACCTATCTTTAACCAGCTTCTTTCCCTGTGCCATCTATCAATTACTTTTGCATCTACATTCATTGATGGTTTTGATAATGAGCAATGAATTACTATAAAATTTGTTTTACTTCTTGGCATTATTTGTTTCTTTAATTTCGCTTAACCATTCATCTGGGAATGTTTTTTTAGTCGTATTAATACAATGATATTTAAAACCAAATAAATCACACCATTTTCCATAAGTTGTCTTTGATTTCTTTCCAATTTTTATTTTAGAATTAGAAAAAATAAATCTTAAATCTAAGTTTGGGTTTTGTTGTTTTATTAATTTATGTTTTTTTCTGTCTGCTGAATTAAATGAACCTTTAGTTTCTATTAAAATGTTACTGCAAGGAAAATCTACAAAATAATTTTTTTTCTGTTCAGGCATAGAGTAAGTAATCTTAAAACCTTCATAAACAAATTTAACTTTTTTATTTGTTAAGTAATTGTAGATTACTTCCTCTAAACCAGATTTGAGTGTTACAGATTTAGAAATCTGCACTCGTTTGAACTTGGGATAGTTCATTAGTTGGTGATTGAACTTTTTCAGTAACATAACCATCTTCTTCTTTAAGAAGATTGTCACCTCTATCTCTTGTAACAAGTTCAATAATTTGAACCATTTTAAGACGTAAAGTTATACCAGCTCCAGTTATTGGAGTGTGATAAGGTATTGCATCAAAAACACATTTGCACATTGAACCACTTGCTATGTAAGTGTCTATTGGCATTGGGTTTTTCTTTGCATCAACAATAATTGGTCTTTGTTGAAATGGTTGCTTTGTCTTTTTATTTATACCACTAGCTTTCATCTTCATTTTTAAAATAGAGAAATCACCTTCAGTAGTATAAGGTTTTGGAGCTATTTTTATTTTTTTACCTTTAGCTTCTCTTTCAAAAGTTGCCAGACTGTCACCTAGATATAAGTCTAAATCAGACAATAGTTTAGATGCGTCTCGTTTTTTGATTTTTAAGGTAAGTTTATATTCACCCAACTCATTAAACTTTGTATCAGGTTTAAGAAGTCTAGGATAAATAGCTTCGCCTAATGGTGTTACCATAGTTTTTATATCAATCATTAGTACTCCTTGATTGTTTGTTTTTATCTATAAGTGCAACCTATTAATACACTTGTGTATTATTTACTCTTCAAATACAGAAGAATTTTGAGTTCTTTACTTCTTCTAAATTAAGATTACCTTTGCAAGGTATAGTTGGAAATTTCTTTTGGTTTTTGGTAGACAACATTGCAAACATTTCTTCTGCCCAATTTTTAAGGACATCTTTAGAATATATTTCACAGAAACTATTTCTTACTGCTTTAGCCATAACTTGAGTATCAGGAGCAACCACTCCGAAACTATCGTGAATTACAGAAAAATTATCTATTCCTTCCTTGTGTGCTTTAACAACAGCTAACTGTAAAACACTAGCGTCTAATGAATGAATAAAGTTTGCACAGATACTTTGAGAAGTTTTGCGTTTATCTATTTTTGGAGTTTCTTCTTGGTAAGAAAGCATCAATATACTTTCTCCCATTTTTGTTTTAACTCTTTTACTTTTCATAGAGTAACAAGCCATTTGAACTGGAAAATTTAATGGTGTTGTCCAGTTAATCGGTAAGTTTTCTGAAGACACTAACGATGAAACTTTTTTTAAAAATTTCATAATATTTCTAGCACCTTGTATTGTTTCGTAAATACTTTCCCAAACTACAGGAGTTAAATATTTGGTAGCTTCAAATAAATCATCACCAAAATTATGAGGAATATTTCTTTCATTTAACTGTTGATAAACGTGTTCAGCTAAATACATTCTACAACTGTATCTAGTTAAGCTGTAAGGTAAACACATAACTGGCTTCTTACAAATTTTTCTATCTATTCCATAAGCTAACCATTTTTTTGCAAATTCATCTGTTCTTAATTTTAATTTTTCAATTACTCGTTGAGCTACTATAACATAAACATCATTTGGTTTTTCATCATCAATGAGATTAGTAGCTCTACCGCCAACTTCATCTCTCATCATTGCCGAGTAATGTTGTAGTCCTGAGTTAGAACAATCAGCTTGTATTGGTAGAGTAGTTATAAAACTTGCGTCATAATCTGTTTCAGCAAAGTCTCTGTATTCCATACACCAAGCTAAAAATTGAAATGGTTTATCAGCTTGATGCCACCACTTATCATCAAAAGGTGACTTAGCTACTGATAAAATTTTTTGTTCATGCTTTTCAATCCATTGAATTCTATCTTGAATACTTCCTTTATCTACTTCACCAAATAAATTTGCACCAGCTATTGCTAAATAACCATAACTATTATCTTCTTCCATTCTTTTTCCATATTTAAATTTTAATAATCCTTTTGCATAATCAGCAGATTGCATATTGAGCATTGCAGGTTTTGGATAAATTCTTCCTCGCTTACAAAATTGCAGAGGATTATAAAAACCATCAAAGTTACTTAATAATTCAGCTTCAGCTTTAATCATTAATACTTGAATATGTTTTGATTTATTTTTAGCTCGTCTTTCATAAACTTTAGAAGCCATTCTTTTCCATTTAATCAATGCTTCTTTGTTACTTCCAATATCAACTGGTTTAGGTGGAAGTTCTATTTCATTTGGATTGATTGGAAGTTTTCCAAATTGTAATCCTAAGTCTACACATTTATTAAAAACCTTTTGAATTTCTTTATTAATTACCCATTCAGATTTTTGTAGAATATTTATTGAATTAATGACATTTGGCATATCATCAAATCTGTTTTTAAATTCTTCTAAATATCTTCTATTTGTACTTTTTATTATGTTGTAATGCATTTACGATTTCCTCTGCTTTGTTTTTTTGATTGTATTTTCTGCCATAGTAACCCCCTGTAAATGGTGAACTCCAGTCCATTGGTGGCATTAACATTGGTAAAAAAGTTGGGTGTAATGCTTCGTTGTGGATATTATAATTTTTAATTTCTTCAAGAAGTTTGTCTGTGGCTACTATAAAAGTAGTAGTTCTATTCCTTGCAGTTCTTCTATTTTCATGGGTAACAAGACCTAATTTCTCATAATAGCTAATGATTTTTACACCTAAATGTATCTTGTCTGCTGAAACCCAATCATCAAAATCTAATTTATTTTTGTTCATAAAATAAACCCAAACTCTTTGTTTATGTCTGTATTTATTTTTCTTCATATTTTGACCTTCTGCATTTAGCATTTTACAAATTTGCTCATATTTATCAGGTTGGGTATCTTTAAATTTAGTTAGTCTTGCCTCTTGCATAAGAGCATTACTGATACTCATAGATAATTCATTAACAGTTACAGACTTTGAAATTCCATCTAAAACATTTTTAAGACAAATAAAACTTACAGGTAGCCATTGAAAGGTTGAAGGTTGAAAGATACCCTCATTATTAAAAGAGTTAACAGACAAACACTGGCATATTAATTTTAACGAAGTTTGCGTTACCCCTACCGAACCTGCCATACAGTTTGCGACATCGTCTTTGAGCATATCTGCAAGAGCAGTGACGTATTTTTGAGTATAATATAAACCATATTTAGTAGTGCTTTCTTGGTTTTTTGCCCTAGCATCATTTATAGTTTTATTATATCTATCAATACCACCCCTAATCATACGTTCCTCAAACTCTAATTCTTGGGTGATTAATTTTACGTAATCGTCTCTGTCCTTATATTTTCCGCCAACCCCTACTTTTACAAGTGTTTCTAGTAGTTCTTTAAAATTTGTATTATCTGTGGACATTTGTAGAACATTGTGAAACACCTGTGAATAATATTGCAAACGCAATTCGCTTAATGTTCGCACTTGTTTGCAAGACTAGCCACAGGTGTATTAAAGTTATTTTTGAGATAACTAGCGAGTAATAACAATAATTATATTTGAAATTACACCAGTGAATTGACCTGAATTTTCTCCTAAGACTAGTTACTGGTAAAATTATCCGCAGAATTATTTGTTTTATTTTTTTTATGTTCGCATCATTGCTAACGTATTGCAAATATTGTTGCAAACATATCCTCACTAATTTAGCACATATTATATTAACAACTTTTATAAATTGGTGCGACTGCTCGGAGTTGAACCGAGATGCATTTCTGCACAAGTTTCTAAGACTTGCGTGTCTGCCAATTCCACCACAGTCGCTTGTTACAGGACTGTAATTTTTATATAAATAAAAGTTAGTTTTCAACTTGTATTACCCTTTTATTAACTTCAGTTCATCTCTTTGATTATCTAAAGTAGATATAGCATTACGAAGATGATTTGCTGAAGGATTAATATAAAAATTTAAAGTTGTTTCAATGCAGGTATGTCCTGCTAATCGCATTACAGTTTTTGCATCAAGACCATTTTCAACTAACCTAGTTATATAAGAACCTCTGGTAATATAAGGTGTTACGTTAGAAGGTAACTTTGCTAACTTCTTATATTTGTTCCATTTGTTTCTTATATGACCTTTAGCACAAGGAAATACTTTCTTATCAATTCTAGAGAAAGCTACTTCTTTATAGTTAGAAACTATTTCATAAGCTCTCTGTGTTAATGGCATTTCAATAGACCAAGAATTAGTCTTGTTACGCCAAAAACAAATTGTCTTACGTTTGAAGTTAACATTTTCAATTGTAAAAGAATTTAACTCTGTGCTGTGTCTCATGCCTGTTTCAAAAGCAAACTCCATCATATTTGCAAAGTTATCATCACCATATTTTCTAATAACAGATATAAATTGATGCTGTTCTGCAAAAGTCATAGTAGGTTTTTGTTGTGAAACAGTTCTAGGTAAATCCTGAACTCCAAGATTTTTTTTCGTTGGGTCAATACATTCATCAAGAGTTAAATATCTATTCTTGATTGCTATACGCATTAACTCACGAATAAGTCCAAGACGTTTATTGATTGTGTTGTTTGCAACAGTACCTAAAGCATTGGCTTCTCTATTTACACATTTAACTTTTAACCATGTTATAAACTTCTGTATTTCATTTTCTGTAATGTCTTTAAGAAGTTTATCAACACTAAAATATTCAACCACGTCTTGGAAGTACATTTTGATATTTTTTTGATTAGCTTCGCACATAGGTTCAAGTATTCTTTGATAGAACCTACTCCATACACCGCCAATAGAACCTTCTCCTATGTTTGAAAGTTTTACTACTTCGGCATAACCAGATTGTGCAATCTCTCTTTGAATAATTGATTGAAGACGAATTGCATCGTCTAAAGATTTTTCAAAGAGTTGTTTTGCTTTAACATTATCAAGAACATTATCTAAACCTAAAAAAACAGATTTACATTTTCTGATAATTTTTTCTTTACCATTGTGCATTACCTTTTTACTTACATCAACTAGTAAAGAATTTCTAAACAAGCGAATACCACGAGGTAATCTTTCTTGAATATAAGTTTTTATTGATGGCAACATTATGCAGTCCTTTTGTTAATGTTTGAACTATCAGTTACTATTTGTTCTTCTAAAGTACGAACAGATACAATTCTTAATCTGTCTTTCCATTCAGCAGTACTACCAAGATATAGTCTCTGTAGTTTGCGACCTTTGTTTGTAAGTTTAATCCAAGCAAGTGTCGCATTACCCACTGGATTATTTATTCCTTCAACCAAATTTATTTGTTTCAAACTTTCTATTCCTCTTGAAACTGCTGGTTGGGAAACTGTTAAACCAAAAACATTTGACATAGTTTTCATAACGTCTTTAGTTGTTAGTCCATCTTTAAAGTCAGGCATTAGACAAATTGTTTTAAACAAAACGTAATGCTGAAAAGGTATCCCATTGTAATAACTTTTCATTTGACCTTTATCTTTTCCACGTTCCGTATTTCGAACAGACTGTAAAAAAGCCCAGTCGAATTGAATGTTGGATATTGTATCGTTGGTTGGCATTTATAGTTTTCCACCTCTCCCCTTATTTAGAGAGAAATAAAGTTAAGCTATTAATTTATACTGTTTCTATTTGCTCTATTTCTTTTGATAAATTTTTTTCTAATAATTCGCAAACTTTTTGCCAAGTATTAAATTTAATAGTATCAATAAAACTTATCTCTCTATCCTTATGGCTTTCATT